CAACTCTTGGCTGAGTGAAATAATCCAGAAGCAAACAGAAGAGTTCTTGGCTAAGGGCGGGAAGATCAAAGTCTTTCCTCCTCAGTCATTTAGCAATGGCTATGAGGCTAAATCCTTGCGTGACGAGACCTTCGCTCGGTACACGGCTAAGAAGAACAAGTCATGATACAATTAGGAAAATCACACAGGAGCTAGACCAGTGAGTAACCCTCCTCATAGACCGCCACGAGTCTTCACAGAGCAAGAAATCAAGGAATGCTTTGAGCTGTCTGATGTATTAAGTCAAAAGCAGTTAGCTGATTATTTTGGCTGTACGCCCAATACCTTACGCGCAGCCTTTGAAAGACAAAAAGAACTTTCTGAGGCATATCGGAAGGGTAAAGCTCTTGGGATAACCAAGGTAGCTAAGTCACTAGCGGCAAAGGCTTTGGATGGGGACATCAACGCTGCTAAGTTCTATCTGTCTCACCAAGCAGGATGGACAGAGACTAGGCGTAAAGAGATAACAGGCAAGGATGGCGAACCCATTCAGGTTGACCATCACTGGACTATTGAGGTGGTTGAATGAGTACAGGCCCGTGGGAAGGTGGCAAAGGCTCTAGGCCGCGCAAGTACAACGTAAGCAAGTATCTTGATAACTACGAAAGGATATTCGGCAATGCCACTAAAGAAAGGAAAGAGCAAGAAGGTAATCAGCCAGAACATCAAGACAGAGATGGAGGCGGGAAAGCCACAGAAGCAAGCGATAGCAATAGCCATGAGTAAGGCGAAACGTAAGAAGAAAGCGACTTACGAATAATGCCCAAGATGCAAATCCCCAAGAAGCTCAGGCCGTTTGTAGATACGCCTAAACGCTTCAAGATTGCCATAGGTGGGCGAGGCTCAGGCAAGTCAATGAGCTTTGCTGATATGTGCCTGATGGACGCACAGATCAAGGGGATTAAGACTGCCTGCTTCCGTGAGTTCCAGAACAGCATAGACGACTCCGTTCATGCCCTGCTCAAGTCAGAGATAGAACGCTTAGAGCTTCAGGGCTTTGAGGTGCAGAACAATCAAATCCTTCTCAACGAAGAACCAGTGTTTAAGTTCCGTGGCCTAGCCAGAAACCCAGAGGGCGTGAAGTCAATGCACGGCTTTCAACGGTTCTGGATTGAAGAGGCGCAGACTATCTCCTTCAACTCCCTAAAGGCCCTAACACCTACGCTGCGTGAGGAAGGCTCAGAGATATGGTTCAGTGCCAACCCCCGATCAAGTGTGGATGCGTTCAGTCAAAGGTTCATCAAGCCGTATGAGAAGCAGCTCCGCAGGGATGGTTACTACGAGGACGACCTGCATCTGATAGTTGTCATCAACATCACAGACAACCCATTAGCGCCTGAAGTCCTGAAGCAAGAGATGGAACACGACAGAGCGTTGATGTCTCCTGCTTTGTTCCAACACATCTGGGAAGGCGAATACTACGACTCTGTTGAAGATAACATCATCCCAACCGAGTGGTATGACGCAGCCATAGATGCACACAAGAAGCTAGGGTTCGAGCCATCTGGTGCGTTGATAGCCTCACACGATCCATCTGATGAGGGTGGTGATAGTAAGGGCTTTGCGCTGCGTAAAGGTTCTGTGGTCTTGGAAGTGTGTGAAAAGGTAACAGGTGACAGCAATGAGGGAATGGATTGGGCGCTACGCAAAGCTCGTGAAGCGCAGGCTGATTGGTTCGTGTGGGACTGTGACGGTTTAGGTATATCTCTCAAGCGTCAGGTCGACCAAGAGCTAGAGTCTACCTCTATGCAGAAGCACCAGTTCCGTGGCTCAGAGACTCCTGATGATGCCAACGTCCCCTACTCTGGTTCAGACTCTAAGACCAACAAGGACACGTTCTTCAACAAGAGGGCGCAGTACTGGTGGAAGCTGAGGGATAGGTTCGAGGCTACCTACCGAGCTGTGGTCAAAGGGGAGTATGTTAATCCTGATGATATAATCTCATTGTCCTCAGAGATTGAGGTGCTAGACCAGCTTAGAAGTGAAGTGTGCAGAATACCGCAAAAACGATCAAATAATGGTAAAATCCAGATTATGTCGAAGATAGACATGGCTAAGAAGCCGTATGAGCTACCATCTCCTAACATGGGTGATGCGCTTATGATGTCAATGTTTTCACCAAAGGCAGTGCAGAAAACGGCTGTCAAAATCAATTTTAAAGGCTGGGGCTAATGGCTACCTACGAAAACGGATACGAAGAGAAAGAAGAATCTGCTCAGATGACTGAGGATGATTTGTCCTATAAAGACAAGTACGAAGACCACCAGAGTGTGTTGAATCTTCTCTCCTCGTGTCAGGAGGCAGACCACGACAACCGTGAGATGTCTCGTGAAGCTCATCTGTTCCTTGATAAGAGGGATGGGCAGTGGGAACCGTACTGGTGGGAAGCTAACCAGAACAAGCCGCGCTACACCTTTGATAACGTGAATCCTATAGTGGATCAGGTTGCCTCAGAGATTGAGCAGGCAGACTTTGATATCCGTGTATCTCCTGCTGGTGGTAACGCCACTAAGGATATAGCCTCAACCTATGACGGACTAATCCGTAACATAGAGAACATCTCTAACGCCAAGCAAATCTATTCACAAGCAGCCAGAGGAATGATTACTGGTGGCTTTGATGCGTGGCGTGTCAGTCAGAAGTTTGCAGATGACAACTCATTCGATCAGGACATCGTGATTGAGAAGATTGGCAATCCAGTAGACAGAGTATGGTTTGACCCTGCTGCTGAGCTACAGGATAAGTCTGACTCAAGATACTGTTTCGTCCTGCATCCCATGGCTGTTGATGAATACGAAAACCGATGGCCTGAAGGCTCTGGTGAGTCCGTACCTGATGACCGTGAAGGTGATGCGTACTACGACAAGGCTGAGGCTATTGTTGTTGGTGAGTTCCTGTACATGGAGTCAGAAGACCGTGAACTGGTCATGATGTCTAACGGTCAAACTCATGAGGTCAATGAGGACTTTGACAAGATCGTAGATGATCTGGCTGCGATAGGAGTCACTGAAGTCCGTAGAAGAACCCGCAAGGTACACAAGGTCTGCTCAAGGTTCTTTGATAATAAGGATTGGCTAGAAGACGATAGAGACACTGTGTTCAACCGAATTCCGGTTATCCCTGTCTACGGTAACTTTAAGATATTCGAAGGCAAGACTCTGTACTGGGGTGTGGTTGAGAAACTGCTAGACCCACAACGTGTCCTGAACTACGCAATGTCTAGGTCTATTGAGGAAGGTGCGTTAGCTCCAAGGGCTAAGTACTGGATGACTCCTGCTCAGGCTGCGGGCCATGAAGATCAGCTAGGAACTCTCAACACCAACTCCGATCCTGTTCAGTTCTTCAACCCTGACCCAGAGTTTCCTGCCATCCCACAACAACAGGGTGGCGCACAGGTCAATCAAGGTCTGAGCATGATAGCTCAGTCTATGCAGGGCATGATCAACGCCACTGCGGGTATGTTTGCGGCTAACATGGGCGACAACCCTAACGCTCAGTCAGGCGTTGCTATACGCCAGCTCCAGAACAAGGGCGACAATGGTACGTTCAAGTACAGCCGATCAATGGAGATAGCCATCTCTGCTACTGGTCGATTGATTAAGGACGCTATCCCTAAAGTCTATGACACAGCTAGAACTATCCGTGTGCTTCGTGAAGACGACACCTACGACATGGCTGATCTAAACCAACAAGTGATAGACAATGCTACTGGTGAGATTGTCACGGTCAATGACCTGTCTGTTGGTTCTTACGATGTTATCTGTAAGGCTGGCCCTAGCTTCAAGAACCGTCAAGAAGAGACGCTTGAGGCTATAACTTCACTGGCTCAGGTAGACCCATCACTGATGCAGATAGCTGGTGACTTGCTCTTACAGAATGTAAACACTCCTGCGGCTAATCAGATAGCGGAAAGGAAACGTGCGCAGATGCTACAGCAAGGTCTAATTCCTCAGTCTCAGATGACTGAAGAAGAACTGATGGCAGCACAGCAACAGATGGCGCAAGGTCAGCAAACACCAGACCCTGCAATGGTTCTA